AAAAATGTTAAATTATATACAATCAAAACATTACAACAATATGAAAAATGGCTAAACAGTTTGAAATACAATTAGAATTTACTACAAAGGGAGCAAACAAATTAATTGAATCCCTTAAGATTTTAGCACAACAGCAAAATAAAGTTTCTGCAGCTCAACGAAAATTTAATAACGCAAATCTAAAAGCAGTTACTGCTACCAAGAAATTATTAATGGCTCAAGAAAAACATCGTTTTGCGATGCTGAAAAACTCTACACAAGTTGCGAAACTTAAAGAGCAAATAAGACAATTAAGAATGCGTAATAAGCAACTTGCTGCTTCAATAGAAAAAACCACAAGAGCCAAAAACAGAATGCGTATTTCTACTGCTGGATTACAAAGAACTATTGGTTCTATTAGAAATAAAATCCTTCTTGTAACATTTGCTTTTGGTGGTATGGCAGCAGGTATTAGAAGTTCTGTTGAAGCATCTATGCAGTTTGAAGCAGTTAAAACAAGATTAAATTCTATGTTTGGCTCTGTTGTAAGAGGAGAGAAAGCATTTCAAACATTTAACCAAGTAGCAGCAACTACGCCATTCACATTAACAGATGTTGTTGAGGCAGGTGCATCATTAAAAGCGTTTGGTACAAATGCAGAAGAAATGATTAAACCTACTTCTGATTTAGCTGCATTTATGGGAACTACTGCAACCGAAGCAGCACAAGCACTTGGTAGAGCATTTGCTGGTGGTGCAGGAGCAGCAGATATACTTCGTGAAAGAGGTATATTGCAACTTATTCGTGATACAAAAGGTATCGAAGATTTATCTAAACTAACATTGCCACAATTCAGAAAAGCATTAGAAGAAACATTGCTTGATCCAGAAGTTGGAATTGCAGGTGCAACTGATGCTTTATCAAGAACAATGGTAGGTGCTGTTTCCAATATGGCAGACGCATTTACAAGAATGAAAGCTGCTATTGGTGACTTTGTAATGATGAAAGGACTGATAGGTGAACTTGCTGAATCTTTTGAAAATGTAGGTGAGTTTTTTATGCAATTATCAGAAACTCCTTTAGATACTACCATTAGAAAATTAGATGAAATGGGACAAAACACTACTCATTTAAAATTAGAACAAGCAAAATATCTTCAACAGCAATTAGAAGAAAGTGGAAATGCTATAACATTAGCAGAAGCAAAAGAAACAATAGCAAAACACGATGAACGAAAAATTAAACTAAACGAAAAAATAGCTGCACAAGAAACAGCTATATTGCGACACACAAAAAACAGAGAATCCATAATTGCAAATATAGGAGAAGCTAAATATCAAGAGATTTTAGATGCAGCAAACGAAGTTTTAGCAACAGATTTAGCACATAGAGATACTTTAGAAGATAAAGATAAATTAACAAAAAGATTAATGGACGGTGCTTTTGAATACGAGAGAGTAACAGCTTTAATAAAAGGATTAGAAGAAGAAATACTTCGTTTAAAACAACTGCAAAGTGGAGAAGATGACAAAGCAATAGAAAAACAAAAAACATTATTCACTTTAATTAAAGAAAACTTTGAGCAAATAAAGCAAGTATCAGATGTATTTACGGATCAGTTTGGTAAAGTTTTATCTCTGCAAAAACAAAACTTAGACAGAAGAATTGATAATGAAATTAAAGCACTAAAGAGAACAGAAGAATTTCAGAATGCTTCTATGGAACGCAGACAAACTATGGAAGATGAAATTCGTGCAAAGTTTGCAAAGCAACAACAGCAAATATTTGAAATGCAAAAGAAAATGAATATTGCTAAGATTATTATGGATACAGCAGTTCAATTAAATAAATTAATTGGTGATGGTATAGCAGCAAGTTTATTTGATCCTACTGCTCCATTCAGGGCAAAAGCTATTACTGCAGGATTATTAACATTAAGTGCAAAACAAATTGACTTAGTTTCTAAACAACAAGCACCAGCATTTGCTCGTGGTGGTTCTTTTATAACTGGTGGACAACAAATGATTATGGTTGGAGATAATCCTGGTGGTAGAGAACGAGTAGATATTACTCCATTATCAAGTCCAGATTTTGGTGACGCAGGTGGTAGTGGCTCTATCAATGTGAACATTATGGGTAATGTTATTGGCACACAAGAATTTGTAAGAGATAACTTACTACCAGAAATTCAAAACACAATCAAAAGAAATCTTGCGTAATGGCTTTATCAGGTTCAACCAACTACAATAATGCTTTAACTAGCACTATTAAAGAAGAATGGTTATTTGAATTTAGAAATCAAGATTATCCATCAAGTCCAATACCTGCAGATACTTCTGATGAAATTATAAGATTATCTACTGCAGAAGTACCCCACTCAAGTATTAGTGATATGAAATATCACGGATTTATAACCAACATTCCTTCTATCAGAGAATCTATTGATTTAAATAAATCTACTGCTACTGTTAGTAATATTTCTATTACTTGTGTAAATGGAACATTGTCTAATCACAGCAAAACATTAGCAGAAGAAATATATGGAGGTAGCAACAATTATATAAACAGAAATGTTATTGTTAGTTCAAGAGTTGGTGGATATACACAAGTAATTTTTCAAGGTAGATTGAAAGAAGTGAAACTAAGCAACCAAGATACGGTAAGTATTGTTATTGCAGTACACGATCCTATACAAAACATTTCTATACCAGAGTATCAATCAAAATCTGGTAATTACTTTCCAATTTTTTATGGCGAATCTATTCCAGAAACATCAACCGTTTCTTCCCCTGATTACATAGACGCATCAAGGGTGTTTCCAGTTGAGGTGGACACTTTAAACAATGATGTATTTAATTGTTTGTTTCATCAAGCAGAATCAACTGATGCCAGGTTACACTATCCAGTAAAAGATACTTTTGACGCTAATGAATTTCCAATAATGTGTCCACTTGATGATACTTTTAGTAATGCAACTTATGATGATTATGAAGGTGCAACCAATGATACAAATAGAAATGTAATGCGTACAGATTTAGATTTGCACAGAGCATATAAAATTCGTCCACAAACAGTAACAAATCCAAGTAGTGGTAGTGGAGTTACTGTTGCTAATCCTGGTAATGCTTATGATGACAATGTATCAACTGATGCAGATTTTACTGCTGCATTAAATACAGATGTTACAGTAGATAAAGAGTATGTTATTTCAGATATACCAAAAGAAGAACACGCATTACAAAATTTAAAATTTATTTATAATTACTCTATTACTGGTTATGGAGCTTCTAATGGTAATTTAACAATAAAAATAGGTGTAGCAATAAAACACGATGGATCATATAGCTCTTTTAAAGAAGTAACTAAAACAGCAAATCAGTCATCAGATTCACAGACTCTTGACTTACTAAGCACATCAGATTTTTCTAATGCTACTAATAAAACACCAGAAGAGGTAAAACTAAGAATACGATTTGTTAATGATGCAAGTGATGTGGGAGGAGATAATAATTTAGCAGTAGTAAATCTTTTTGATACTTTTTTTCAAATAGAAACAAAGATTGTAGATGATAATGATACAGATGAATTGCAACTTGCTAACTCAAGTGCAGTCACATCAGTAAAAAAATTATATACTGGTGCAGATGGATTTGATGAATCTTGGAACGCAGGAACAGTAGCAAGTTTAATTCACGATATGCACAGAGATATATTATATAGATTTGCAGGTGTAACGGCTACACCTGATGGATATAGTGCATTAGATACTGATAGACAACAAACTGGATTTTTTTGGTTTTGTAGATATTATACACACAAACCTATTGAAATAAAAAAATTATTAGAGCAATGTCAATATGAAGGTGGATTTATATTCAGATTTCGTCCATCTAACCAAACGCCACAATATATACATATACCTGATTCACCAACAACAATACATACTATAGATAAAGATGATATTACTAGTTTGAATATATCTATTACACCTTTTGAATCATTGGTAACAAAACGAATTGTAAAGTATGAAATTAATCCAATTAACGATAAACCAATTAGGGAAATAACTTGTACAGACACTACAAGCAATCCAAGATCTACTTACAACATTGATACAAAAGAAAATATAAAAACTGATGAGTTGGAAATATTAAGAAATTCAGTTGGACAAACAAATATGGGTGGTGCAAGAAATAATGGTTTTGCTAATTATTATAACGCTATTGAAGGAAATCCAAAATTAATTGTTAATACAGAAATAGTAAATCCTGGTAGCTCTGGTGGTAGTTCTTATTTTTATTTAATGGAAGTTGGAGATATATGTGCTTTTAATCATAATGATATGATTGTTGAACCTTTTGGAGAAAGTTTTAATGGAAAGCAATTTATAGTAACATCACTTACAAGAAGTCCAGGAAGTTTAAAAGTTGTTTTGAGAGAAATATAAAAAGAGGTAAATTAAATTATGGCATTAGCACGAGTTAGATTTAGAGTAGATACAACACCAGATACAGATAGCACTTCTGATCTTGCTGCTGCTATATCATCTACATCTGCAACATCTATTAGTGTTGATGATGGAACAGACTTTGAGGTTAATCAAAATATAAAAGTTGATAATGAAGAAATGACTGTTACTAATATCTCATCTAATACATTAACAGTTGTTAGAGGTGTCAATGGCACAACTGCTGCAACTCATAGTGATAATGCTAATGTTTTTGAAGATGATAGTCCAACTTATACGCCAACACAAAATCCAAACATAGGAACTGATGTATCTCAAACTTATGATGGCATAGTTGCCAAGAAATCAATCGGTGGTAAAACTTTTACTTTTGCAAATCACGAGTCATCAAGAATACAAAGAAAGTTGGTATATGAAAATATAAGCCAAGCAAATAAAAATAGATTAGTGGCTTTGCATAATTATACAAAAGGTATGAAAAATACTTTTCAATATAGTGAAGATGGCGATACTTTTTATACAGTTCGCCTTACAAATAACAAATTAGAAGTATCAGAAACGGCTTACAATGTTTTCAGAGTTGCGATCAACTTGGAACAACAATTATAAGAAATTTTTCTTCTTAAAATACCCCTACAAAGCCATAAAAACACTCTTAATAGCATATCATAAGCGAGATAGAACAAAGTGGTATGAACACACCAAATAATTCGTTATTTTGAATTTATAAGTTTTTGTAGCTTTTCTTCGCTTAAAAAATCATTATCAGTAATTTTTTCTGTTCCCCACCATATAACAATCATACTTGGGAAAGGTGCAGGTGCTAATTTTTCGCCACCTTCAAACTTTAAGCGTCCTTTTATAAATATAATTTCAGCAAATTGATAAATATAATCGTGAAACCATTTAGTGTCAGTTCTTGCAGGTAGCAATGCAACAGTAGTGCAATCATTGTTTAACCATTCGTCGTATGCCTTTTTAACAAACTTTGAAATTTCCCTACCATAAGGTGGATTCATAAAGTTGCACACTTCCCAATCTTTATCTAAGCAACTATCATAGCTTGTATAAAACTTATCACATAAAGCATTTAAATCATCAGCACATACATCTAAATCAAATTTGAAATGTTTATTTAATTTATCAAACAACCACTTTGGAGTTTGCCAGTTATCTTTATCTGATGTGAATAATCCTTTATTAATCATTTTTACTCCATAAAATAATTGGTGTTTCTTTTCCGAGATATACGCCTAGAACATTATAGTCTATCCAGTCTATAGCGTCTTGTTCTGTATCTCCTTTAGATATTAAAGTATCAATACATTTTTGATAATCATAAATATATCTTTTCGTTTGTGTTACGCAATCTTCGGTAGTTCCGATAATTGCTTCATCTAAATCTTTAAATTTAATCATTGTCCTTTTCCTTTATTGTTTCAAATATTTCTACAAATAATTTTGGTGGTATATGTTGTCCACGCATTTTTCTATAACTACCATCACTACTTCCTCTTGGATAAGATTTATGATGACATAAATGTCTTTCACTTCTTTTGCACATAGGTTTTGGTGTCCATTCTAAGTTTGTCCAAATATCAGTAGGTTTCATACGATCATCTCCATAAGAACAATAAGTAATTGTTTTTCTTTCGTATTGTTTTAATATGTATAACTTTCTTAGAATACCTCTTGGGTTTTCAATAAACCAGTATTTTGGTTTTACATATTGTATTATATCTATAGTTAGTCTTATTATCTCTAAACCTCGTTTTGCTTGTTTTGATTTTGCTCTACGATCTTTATACCAATGATGTGAAACAGACGCTATTGAAAAAGTTTCACAAGGTGGACTTGCCCAAATTATATCAGGTTTTCCACCTAAGTATGTTATAGCTTTATCTAAATCAAAATGAAAAATATCAGCGACTTGATTAATATTTTTATAAGGACTTATGTCTGTTGAATAAGTTGTAAATCCATAATCATCGGCAACCTTACTAAAACTTCTACTTCCTGCAAACAATTCTAATGTTTTCATAATTTTATGGGGTAGCCGTAGCCAACCAGGTATTTGCATAAACTTATTAACAAAGAGTAAGCTCCTATATTTAACTGTTTATATTTATACCAAACTACCCCAGTTTATTAAAATGGTAAGTCGTCTTGACTTACTGATTTTTTATCCTCTTTTGGTTTAGGAATAGATACAGATAATCCAAAGTATTTTTTTCCACCCTTACTTTCATTAATCCAAGCAGATATATTATATAATGTACCTGCTACATTGATTTGTCCAGTATAATCTGGGTGTGTTTCTTTTTCTTTCTTTTCGTTTTTAAAGATAGATCCTTTGTTTTCTTTGTGTTCGTAAGCCATTATTTTAATCTCCAAGTGTATGTTTTTCTTCCTGCTGATCCTAATACTTTTCTATTTGTTTTCACAATTTTACCTGCATTTGTTAAATCAGTAATTGCTCTGCGAATAGATGTTAATGGTGTTTGTTCATTGATTGCTTCATTATCAATCAAAAAGTTCCATACTTCATCAGCAGAAAAAGTATAAGTAGGATATGTTTGAAAAACTGATAGTGTTAATGCTGTTTGATTTTCTGCTTGTTTTGTATTTGCCTTTAGCAGACTTCCGTTTTCATTTGTTGTATTGTAGTACATTTTACCTTCCTTGTTTTTACATTTAAGACAAAGCGATACTATTGCGTTATAAACGCATTGATGTAATTTAGCGATAATCATATTAATTAATCGTCACAATTTTCGCAATGTTTCCAAGTTGGATTAAGTCCAATATATTCTTGTTCAGTTACTTTGGTAGGATTGTCCATTGCTCTCTTAATGTCTAGTGCGACATTTTTGATAGCAGGTGGCAACTTCCTAACATAGTGACTTTCAAAGATATGTTTTAGAACTTGTTTTTCCTCTGGATTTAACTTTAACATCATATCGTTACCTCAAATATGGTTTTCTTTGGTTTTAATTTTGTAGAAGATTTAGCATTATAGCTTTCTAATTCCTCATCAATATTATAACACTCCTCTCCTACATTTTGTAAATCTATTTTCATAGCGTCTATATTTTTATTCTCGTGGAAAATATAAATATTCTGACTTGCTCTTCCTGATAGATTTAATCCTTTTTCGCTGTATTCGTTTGCTCCAACCAACGAACTACTTCTACTTGCAATATCTCCTACTCTCGCAGAGTGTATGTGTCCTGATATAATATAATCTATCTGCACACCTCTACCTGCGTATCTACCCTTGATTTGATTGACACTCTTTTCGTATTGCGTAGTAAAACTTCCGTTTCCGTGTAATAATAATAAATTCTGTCCTGCAACATTGACTACTACTTCCGTAGGATCATCAACTACAAACTGCACATCTGTTGTTTTAAAGTAATGTCTTAGAATTTCAAAGATAACAAAATCGTAATTGTCTGACGCCATAAAATCACTCCAACCCCAGTCTTGTTTTAATCTGCTTTCGTTTCCAGTCACACAAGCAACTGATACGGAATAATCTTGTCCAACATCAAATATAATTTGTTGTAATAAATCTACTGCAAGAAATACTGCTTTACTTCTATTGGTGGACATATTAAGCATTTCATCTAATCTTCTGTCGGAATTTATTAAATCGCCTGTAATAGCAATTAATACATTGTCTATATCATAGACTTTAAATATTTCTTTTGCTCTGTTTACATAGTGTTTTAATCGCCTACTAGCAACTTTGAAATCATAATTGTTATGAGGTAGGGAAACAAGTTCGTTGAAATGTGTATCAGATATTTGCAACACTCCCACGCTATTACCCTGTTTGACTTTTTTAAATTTAAATTCTGAAAAATTTTTGTTTTGCAATAATGCTTGAATATCAAATAATAGGTTATGTACTGCGTTTTCATATCTTGCATATTCTCTAAATGATTTTCTTTCTATTCGGTTTACATCTTGGGCAGATTGTTTTTGTTTAGCAAGTTTTAAATTTTCTCTAACAACCTCTATGTCATTTCTAATTGGATTTACAGTTTTTCGTTTGCAATCATTACAGAAATATTTTTGCTTAAAAGATCCGTCAGCATTTTTCTGACTACCTTTTTTGATCATATCTTTACTGCCACAATTAGGGCAAGATATAAAATATAAGCCGTCCTCTGTAAGTTTCACTTAGTTATCCTTTTAAATCCATTGCTATTATTTATTAAATCTAATAAATCCTTAAATTCAAAGCAAACCATTACTTTTGAGTGGTTTTTTGAGAATATAAGTAGTGGTGTTAAGTCCTCTGAATTTTGACACGCCTGTTCGTAACACTGCCAAATATTAATTCGTTCCACTTTTTTACACTCTACTGCATAGGGAAAAGTATCTCGCCCTGCCTTAGATAATATAATATCCATACCACTTTCTCCCATAACTGCTGTCTTTATGTCGTGTTCATTGATCCCCAGCTTTTCCATTATCATCTCTCTAACTTTGTTCTGGAAGTTTCTACCCTTTGCTTTTGCACTACTTGGTTTCATCTTGCTCCTTTGGTTTTTTTATAAAGTTATTATATTTTTCCATTTTTTGATAAAGTTTTTGATATTTATTAGTATGGAATATAATATTATTACGATTAAGTTTTCCCTCAACCTCAATACTCCATTGAGTATTTATAACATCTTTCATAATACTTCGCTTTCATTTGGTTTATCCCAATCTCTCATATCAGATCTATCTATCTCTTTTGCCCAACTGCTTTCATCTCCATTTGCATTTCCATAGGCGATTTCAATAGTCATACCCTTATTCTCTTTTTTTTCTTCATTAATAAACTCTCCTTTGACTATATCGTCAATTATAAATCCGATCGTCTGATTGGTTTCATATTTCTTAAAGTTTATTTGTTTTATCTTTTCTACAACTTTATTCCATTTGGTAGTATTTTCGTGCAACTCTTGTTGCGTCTTTAATAATAGATTACTCATTTGTATTCCTTTCTTGGTTGTACTTGCTCATCACAACACGAAACATATAAATCTCTATATTCCGAAGTTGTCTTTGTTTGGTTGCATTTACCACATTGGTAAACATAAATCGGCTCGTC